CGATGGTGTAAGACGATCAGACATCATATTCACTTCATAACGAGTGAATACTTGTCCTGAATCTATCTTGTGTAAGTCGGTTCTAAATTGTGCCACTTAGCAATTCCACTTTCTCAAAGATAATGCTTTTCTTGTTGGACGACCTTTTTCATCCTTCATAGGACCTGGCATACCACCCATACGAGCGCAAAATGATTTACGGCGATTCGCTGCTTTACTTCCTGGTTTTAATTTTGATGGTGGTGTAGTCACAGCCATTGACAATTTTGAACCAGGATTTTCACGGCGATAAGAAGCAATACCTTTACGATTTAATCCACCTTCAGGATTTTTTCCTTCTTTACGTTGCCATGCGGCAGATTCTTCCAAATCTTCATTTATTTTGGCAGCTTTTAGAATACCACGAACTAATGGTGCCTTTAATTGCTTGTGACGAGGAACAGGAATATGATGCTTAGCTTCTGGATGAGTAAACACATCGTGACCACCGGATGTTCTAGTTAATTCCCAACCAGATTTTCTAAGATGCTTATGTACTGCTCTAGTGTCCATATTAGCACCAGGCATTTCATCAAGTTGTTCTTCTTTTACACAAGAACCTGGTGAATAAGGTTTTTTACCAGGTACAGGTTTATGACCTGGCCAACATCTCTCTAACATTAATTCTTTAAATGTTTTCATCCTATCGGCCTTTTTGCTTTGAATGTCGTTAAATTAATACCTTTTCTTTTTAACTCACCTTCTTTTTGATCACCAATAGAAGCTGTTGTTTCATCACCAGTCATTTCTACTGTAGTAACTTTATGGGATCTTTTTTTAATTTTTTCTCCCATATCTCTACCAATACTTTCACCTGCACCAGCCATTGATAGACCAGGTTCAATACCACGATCTATTTCGTTGATTTGTTCTTCTGACCAGGTTTTCTGCCTCTGCCTGATTTCTGAGAGGGTGATTTTGTTTCTTGTTTCTTTGGCGATGGCTTCTTGGATGCTGGTGCCTTCTTTTGCGTCTTTGGTTTCTCTTGAACTGTTTGTTCCTGAACTGGTGCTTCCACTGGTGCTGAGTATTGTTCTACTCTCTGTGAGAAGTCCTGGTTTGGAGCTGTCGATGCTCCCTCTAACCCGTGCTTGTTTGGATTCTTCAATCCAATTCCGAATAGTTCCTTTATAAACTTCAACATTTTCAATCTCCTCTTTTAGTTTAATTACATAACCATTTTTATGTTTCAAAACGATACCTTGTTTCGTATGTGCTTCTTTTGCTGCAACAGAGCGCAACATGAAAACTCTAACTCTACCTTGTTTATCTTTCAATAAATTATGTTGACTTTCATCAAGCATATCTTGCATCATCTCATTAGTGATCATGGTATTTTCCATTTTCTCACCAAAGGGTTGCATAAATTTACCTAATGTTATAGCATCAGTCTTTGAATCAGACAAAGCATATGATTCTTCATGGGTTACATTATTATTGAATGTAGTAAAGAAGTCTTTTACTTCATCAACTGTATCACCAGTAACCGAAACTGTTACAGCTTCAGATAGTTTTCCTTTTCCAAAATTAGAAACATTCACAGGTTTACCACCTTTGCCACCTCTGTCTGCAACAGGATCATGTTTACGTTTTGCTGCGACAGCAGATGCACGTTCTTTCTTGGACAATGAAGCACGTTTTTCGTTTGACATACATTTTGGTTTTGGTTCACCAGGTTCACGAGCGCAAGGACCAATTGCTTCACCTTTACTATTAATTCTTTTCCAACCACCTTCTGGATCAGTTTTACTAAACCACTTACGCAAATCTTCTGAAATAAGATTTTCAAATTCGTCATCAATAGATTCTTTTTTGACTTTAGATTTATTATCAACTGGTGAAGAACCTGGTGTTGGTAATTTTGGTTGTTCTGGTTCTTTGTTTGTTACTTGTACTAATTTGTCATGCACTGAACGGTGTGTAGTTTTACCATTTTTACCGTAACGGCCAAATCCATAATATTGTAATCCCATCTTTCTAGCTTCATCAGCAGCACTAGATCCACTTGGTGGAATCTTTTCTGCACCTTTTGTGTCCGGCTTTAATGTATCTTTTTGTTGAAGTTCATTTGCTACCCATTCTTGAGCAGCAGGAGATTGTGGAGGTTGTGCAACGAACTCTTTAACATTCTTAAAGAGTTGCAACATTTCCATTTTCTTTTCTTTAACCACATCAGGTGGCGCTTGTCGCAAATCTTCCGAGTTGTCAAACTCCATATAACGATCAGAAAATATCTTTGCGTATTCTGTACGTGCGTTTTGAACATTGTCCCATTTTTCTTTACGAATTGTTTCTGGTACAGTTCTACCACCTCTTTGACCACGTTCAATGTTTCTTTGTGCAGACACTTCATCATTTGTATTGACAAGAATCATTGAGGTGTCGTAACCCAATTCTTCTAATTTTGATTTAATTTTTGCAACCTTTTTAGGATCATCGCCTGTACCATTGATGATTAAACCGTTTCTTCCCTGTAATGCTAAACGTTGACGTAATTCAGTTACACTCTTAGCTTTGCCTCGAACGATATCTCTCGCTTCAGTTTCATTCTCAGGCATTCTCTTATCAAGTCCTTTTTTATCCATTAAGAACTCTAAAGCTTTATCAGAATTAATTTCTGTTAATCCATGGCCATCTAATGTATTACTTAACACATAATCTTTACCTGAACCTGGACCGCCTGCTAAAAATACTGCTTTGAAAATACTTTGATCATGTACACCTTCAACGAGAAGTTCTTCGAATTCTTCATTGATGCTTTCTTTAATGTTCATACCTTTACGCACATCATTATACATGTCTTTTACCTGATCAACTGACATTTTTGATGGTGCGCCTTTTTTAAAAGTTTTGAAATCTCCCTTTGCGGCAGCATCACGCATCTTTGATGCGGAGATACCCTCTGCGCCTTCTGCATCTGGGTCACGTTCACCGGCAGATTCTACACCCATGTATTTAAAATTAAATCTAGCACCCTTATGTGTACCATTATATTTTTTGAGTAATTTTAAATATTCGAGAGCTCGATCAGAACCAGCAACCATGTGAAAATGAGTTACACCTTGTTTGTATAACTTTTCGGCATATTCGAAAAATGTGGGAGATTCACTGGATGCTGCTACAAATTTTGTATCGGGAAATGCACGCTTAGCGTGTTTCATTTTTTGCTGTACTGTAAGAGGATTTTTCTTCGGATCTTGAGAATGTGACAGTACGATGTGGTGGGATGCGTCAAATTGCTTAGCAATTTTTTTGACTTCCTTGACTACTTTTTCATGGCCGTTCGTAATCGGATTCATACGGCCGAAAGCCATGACAGCGTGTTTTTCTTTCTGTTCTAATAGAAAGTCTTTAAATTTCATATTTCTCCGCCTCTACAGCAGTTAGTCTAATTTTATCTTGTATTTATAATTTCTCTTACCTGAGGTTTTTATGTCCTATAAACTTCACCAGAGGTTTTAGAACTTGATCTTTTTTTAATCAATTCTAAAATTTTAGGGTCACTAACCTGATCTTTGTAAGGTGCAAAAAGTGCTCGGTCATGTACTTCAGCTTCTTTTCTTGGAGGAGAGACATAGTATATTGCTAAAGATTTTCTGTACATTCCTGGAGGACAATTAATCGCATCAGGAAGGCCATGCCACGAATTCTGCGTAGTGTCGAAAATTACAGCACGGTTAAATTTATTATCAATTTTTTTAATACATTCTTTTGGTAAATTTTTTTCCTCATCATTTGACCATAATTCCAACCCTCCACCCCAAGATTCTTGCCAAATTGGTGTCATGTAAATGATAATATTAATTCTTCTTTCCATTTCAAGTTTTGGATGAATAGAATAATCTTTATGTAAATTCAATTTTCCGTTGCGACCATGCATGTGCCACCCGCCGCCGTGTAATCCATAATCGGCAGCCAAATCATCAATACCTGTAATTTTTTTTACTTTTTCTATAAACTCATCACCATTCATTAAAGAAAAGAATTGATATGTTTCTTTTGGAAACAAATTCCAGTTTGAATTAGTTCTTTTATTTTCTATTGGATTATCATAGATAGACCAAACGTTATCATTATAGTCGGGAAATTCTTCTGACAATTTTAAAGCCGTTTCTTCATCAAAAAAATTATCTATAACACAATGAGAAAATGGTTGTCCATTTTTAAACTCATTTTGTAATTTTTCATATTCAAATTCATTAATCATATTAATATCTTTCCATTTGTCCCGAAACCGATACGATGCCAGAACATTTTATTCTATCAAATTCAACTATATGTGTTTTATCTAGACAAAGATAATGAGCATGTTCGAAATCGATTCTATGTTGCATCACGTTGTTTAACATTGGTTGAATTTGTTGTAAGTAATTATCCAATAAAGAAGGACAAAAGGAATACATTCTTGTAATGTAGAGATGATCAGTTATATTCTTTTTTCTTTCGGGTGGCATCCAAGATGGCAAAGATTTCTTAAACACATACTTACCAAAAAGATTATCATACTCATTAATGTCGAAATCATCTTCTAAAAAACTTCTCGCTGAAAATTTGAAAATTCTTTTGACTCCATGCAAAAAACTCATAAATTCAGGAACACGTTTAAATAAAATAAAGGTATTAAATAATAGTAAAAGTTCAGCCTCACTTTGTCTACCTATTGATGACATTGAATTTATTTCTGGATGTTCTCCAAACCAAATACATTGACAATGTTGACTGATTATTTTTTTCGTTTCTTCGGGAACTGGATCAGGCGAACCATCTACAAGAAGTATAGTGGCTTCAGGCACTTTTTGTTTTAAATTAATTAGTGTTTCTACTGTCTGTTGTAATCTTTGAGTACTATTCACAACTCCAACTTTTGAATTTAAAGCTGAAGTAACAATAAATAAAATTTTATTAGGAATTAAAGATACATCCATGCTTGGTCCTTGTCTCGTTCTACATTAATTGATATTGCTCTAGGGTGTGGATTCGCATTATTAAAATCATTTATTAATATTCTAGTAGAATTTTGTAATCCTATAATTAATTCATAATTTTTAAATCCTAGAGATGTGAGTAAATTATGAGTTTGTCTTTCTAAATTTTTAGGTCTAGAAGTTACAAATATAAATTGAGCTCCATTTTTCTGTAAATCTAATAGTTTATTAACAGTTTTTTCTAAAGCAATATAAGAACTATAAAAGTTATTTTGTCCAACTCTACTTTGTGATACTATTAGTGTGCCGTCTATATCACAAAATATAACAGGTTTGTTATTGTATTCATGCCAATCTTCTTGCGTTCCTACATCCGTGTAATTTTTAACCGAAACTGAACTGAAAATTTCACCATCTTCCAGTTGTTTGGATATTACATCTGAAACAAAAATTTCTCTATTCGTTTGAGATTTTTTTAATTGTTCAAATGTGTCACAATATGATTGAACATTTTTAAATCCGTAACCACCAACACAAAAGGTATCAGATACAACTTTTTTTTCTATAATACTAGTAATTATACCTTGTTCATTTTTTATAACAAAACTTTTTGATGATAATTTTTTCAATACCTCATGATCAGCTATATTTGAAGTGCATACGAAGTTTTCGGTTTCAACTTTATCCATATGAAAAAAACTGTCACAATCTTTAACTAATAATTGTTGTGTTAAATCAATATTAGATTTTTTTATGATTTTATAAACAGTGTCAGCCGGACCTTCGGTCATTTCTTCTAAAATAACCACATTAATTCTATCACCAAATTCATACTTCAAAAAATCTACAGAGTTAAATTTTTCATCATGTTGTTTTAAAACTCCAACCGTTATATTATGTTCGGTTTTTAACCAAGGATCCAGAGCTCTCTGTATCATCATTTTATGACCGTAATCATATAATAGATATTTGGGTTTAGTATTGGGAAATCTGGTTGAAAGTCCTGCTGCAGGTACAATTATTTCCATAATTTTTCAATCGCCTTCAAAATAAACTGATGATTATTATCACCACTCTTAGTGTGCCTATAAACTCTTAATAACATCAATATTAATAAATTATCATCTTTAGCCAAGGGAAAAGAATTCAGTATTCTCTCTTGTAACTCATTTAATTTTACATCTAATCTTAAGTCTGTCTCTCTAAGAAACCATTTACACTCTAAATCTTGTCTAAGTTTAGCTATATCAAATATATAAGAATCATATTCTATTGTTACTGGATCAATCATAACGAATTTGTTTTCTGTATAAATTAAATTTTCTAAAGTAAAATCTCCATGATAATGTGATCTGGGTATTTTTTTAGGTAAAGAATATATAAATTCTTCTTTAGAGAAAGGTAAATCATTCACATCATCAAGAAAAGATAACTTTTTATAATATGTTTCAGTGTAATCTACAACTTCACTATTTTCAGAAAACTGTTTTAATATATCAAATATAAAATTAAAAAGAAACTTTATATTATGTGTTTTTAAATATTCTTTCATATCAAGACCATGGATATACTCCATGTTCATGAATGTTTTTCCATCACTTTCAAAAATTAATGGTACATTATAGTTGTTTTCATAAAGAAACTTCATTCTTTCAAAATTTCTTTCTATATCTCCAGTTTTTTCAACGTATAAAATATTATCGTTTTCAACCAAAGTTATTTTATTTCCAGAATGTCCTTTTAATTCTTTGATTATTTTTTTGAATTGTTTGTCCATTCTTCGTAATCATCTCGAATCAATGAGTGCCAAGTTCCGTTGTGGGATCCTGGTGGAAAAGGATTATTCATATTAACATAAACCAAATTTTCACCAAATAAATTATGTTCATGTAAATTGGCTTTCATCAAATCTTCACCTATGAATAATGTTTTCAAATCATCATAGTAGTGATTTATGTTCATGAAAGTTGACATATATTTTTTCATATTATTATATGATGAAAATGCGAACTGGTCATTTCCAAAATCTCTTTCTGGTACCATTCTACAATTTGGTATATAAAGTTTGTTTGAATCTAGTGTTTCAAAAGGAATCGAAACATTCAAAGCATAATCAGTTCGAGTTCTTATTACCCAATTATAATCAGTCCGATTGTTTAATGATTCGTGAACCAATAATTCTAAACACCTATACATAGAATCAAACATCGAATATGTAAATCTTGGTGGATATTTTTCTCTATTTGGTGTATGCGTATAGTAATCATCCAACTTAAATCCTTGTTCAGTATTTGAGTAAGGATCACTAAATTTAAAAGATTTTGGTTTGTAAAGATCCAAAAACTTTTCTTCACCATCAAATTTCCAGCTATGAATGTAAACATCTACATCATAATTATCTAAGAGATTTTTTTTATAATATTCGTAACCTTTTTCAAACGATCTGGCTTGTCCAGAAAAACATAAAGCTATTTTCATCTTTTTATTCTCACAGGAAGGTTTTCTATAACAAAGGGTACATTATTATTCCATAAATTGCGTAACAACATCATATGTGGACAATATCTATCATCTCTATGAATCCTGATGTTTTCTTCACCGTATTTTTTAATACTTCTCAACCATTCTTCAAACTTAGGTTCAAATTTAGTTGAGTGTATATTTTCATATTCATCATACAAAAAATAATGTTTAGCATATTTTTGAGGTATAATTGCAAATATATCCGATATTAAATTATACGATTCTTCTAATGGTGTTACTACAAAATCAACTTGTTCCTTTAAAGTAAACTGTTCGTATATGTCAATGTCATATCTACAATAGAAGATGTTATCATAATTATTTCTCACTAAAGAATACGCCTGTTTTCTAGCAAAATTCATCGATGCGTTTGCAGCAACCTTATCGATGGGAGCAGGTTTAGGGTTATTATGGCGAATTCTTTGTTCCATTTCTTCAAACATACCTTGATAATTGGAGTAATCATCAAATCTAAAGTTTATAGGTTTTAGATTATCGACTACAAATCGCTTTTCATCCGCGTCTGTAGTCCATAAAAAACAATAAACATCTAAATCATTGATTCGAATAAACTCTTTGATGTTTTCAACAGTATCTTTAAAAGTCCTGAATTGTCCAGAAAAAACTATGCAATTTTTCATTTGACCCAAAACCACGTATCGTTTTCACCACTATTAACTTCTTTATTTACTTTCTGAGAAAATTCATTAACAGCCCTATTAACTCCCTCAATTACCGTATAATCATGTCCAGAAAATATTGATCCGGTTTTTAGTTTGGAATAATAATTATCACAGTCTTTACTTAGTTGGTCATAAGTATGAAGTCCATCTATAAAAATTAAATCAAAAAATTCATCTTCAAAAAGACTAACCGCTTCATCAGAATTACTTCGTATAAGTTTAAATCTATCACCAAATGGTTTAAATCTATCCACCACATGTTGATAAAGTTTCTGTCTCTCATTCAAATGATTTCCATTCCAATCAACATAATCATCATACGGGTCAATAGAATATAAAGTTAAATTAGGATTACATTCTAGATAAGAAAATGCTGTATCACCGATATCACAACCAATTTCTAAAACAACAGGTTTTTCCATTACAGAAATAAATTGTTTAAAGTGGTACCCAGAAGGCCTAAATTCTCTTTTTTCTGTTATATTAAATGCTTCAGAATTCGTATTAATTACTAACATATCACTCATATTTTTTCTCCAATGTATTTTTCATTTCAGGTACTCTATCGTACTGGTGTACAATATAAAATTGTTTTCCTTCAGATGTCGTTACAATTCCATCTTGTAGTTTAGGTTTGGCTTCCAATAAAACAGGATCAAATTGTAATGCTTTTGATGGATCTCCTGTTGTACCTAACTGTGCTGCCCAGCCTTCTTCAGAACGAGTATACTTACTCAATGAAGTGTAGGGATTTTGACTAATCATAAAGTTGAAGGTTGATTGGTCACAAATAGGAATTGGACGATTCAAACAAGAAACAAAAATGTTTAGTGCTAAATCACGAATAGCATATCCATGTCCAGCCAAAACACCCACATTGAATATCTCATTATTTTTAAACTGTTCATAAATGTAAGGACCAAAAGTTTCTTTTAAGTTTTGATCACCCCATGGTTCATCTTTGTATCGAATACTTTCCGAAGCAAAAAGTAAATTTTTATTGACACATTCCTTTTCCAAAAATTCAATAGGATTTTTTTGAAAGACTACATCTTTAACATCAGTAGTAATTACGTATCGATAGTCCTTATCTTTTAGATAGTTGTATATGTGCAAAAATCTTTCAGTATGCACTGGCATATTAGAGGAATATGTTAAATTACCTTCTTCGTCTTTTTTGAAACCTATAACATTGAATCCGGATTCAACAACTTTATTTACTGTATCTTTGTCACAATTCATAAGAATCATGACCTTATCACCCTGAAATCCGGATTTATTGATAGAGTTGATCCAATATTTTAATTTGGACCAATCGTAGTTGGTGGAACATCCTATAATCAAATCTCTCATTCACATTCTCCAAAAAAATTATATATTCTTTATGTATTTCTTAAACCTCTGAACCTTTTGTCCTGGTGTATCTTCTATATATTTACGTGTTAGTTCTGGTCTACCCCATTCTCCTGCGCCAGCCTTAGAAACAAACTCTTGTTCTTCATTTATACCACCGATTCTTTCCACTGAACCATCTGGTTTCGCAAAATATGCCTCAAATGTTACGTCTGTAAAATCTTTTTTCAAACGTAAAAATTCTTTTAGGTTTGCCATACTATCATCGAATAAACGAACGTGGGAAAATTTACCTTGTTTTAAATAATTATATATTATAACATACTTAGCGTGCGCTGGCGACAACTTTGTTAATTTGCCTGCACGTTCGACTCTTACCTTGTTTATATCTAAACCATATTGCCTGAATGTATCCAAAAATGTTTCTTTGTCATCAAAATCATTACGTGCAGTCAAAATAATCATCTGACTACCCGGTTTATTTACAACATTACGGAGTATTGCTTTTGCCTTAGCAAACATTTTGGCAATAGGCTTTGATTCTTCTTTAAACTTTTTTGCATCACGAAATTGGCGATAATCAAATTCTTCACCTTTCTTTAATTGATAGGTATTAAATTCTTGATTATTTAATTCACGAACAACTTTACCATCTTTCTTCACAGCAATCTTAGCAGTTGTATGAAAGAGTGTGTCATCAATATCGAATATAGTTAAACCAGAACCAGACTTCGTAGAATCTTTTTGTTCATTCATCGACTTGAATATTTGAATTCTTGATTCTTGTTTCCTAACCCATTCGTCAGAAGGTTTACCCTCACCTCTGTAATAAGCAAGTGGTCTCTGTGTTTTTTTAGAAACTAAAGCCCACTTACCATCTACTTGTTTTAACATCAAGCTGCCTTTGCTAAATTTTTATCTTTATAATCTTTTATAGCTGCTTTGATTGCATCTTCCGCCAGAATCGAACAATGAATTTTGACTGGTGGTAATGCAAGTTCCTCAGCAATTTGGGTATTCTTGATCGCCATCGCTTCATCAATTGTCTTGCCTTTAACCCACTCGGTGACAAGCGACGACGATGCAATCGCCGAGCCACAACCATACGTCTTAAATTTCGCATCAGTAATTACTCCGTCATCAACTTTAATTTGCAACTTTAAAACGTCACCGCAAGCTGGCGCACCAACTAATCCTGTACCAACAGTCGTGTCACTTGTATCTAACTTTCCTACGTTTCGTGGATTCTCATAGTGATCCATCAATTGACTAGAATAAGCCATTTTTATTCACCAGTTTTGGCCAATATATGTATTCTTTATCCGCGGTCTGTAACAACTTAGTGAAAAAAGGTAATACTAATTTTTCTACCTGTTGAAGTCTTGCTTGAAATTCTTCGGCAGTATCAGCCTTCTCATTTATGACCGCATTATATTCTTCTTCAGATACGGCAGAAAAACCAAAGTCATCATCACCATACTCTTGCAGTATTTTATTTAAATCATAAGCCATTATTTACTCCAATTCTTTGCGGCATTAAAGTTTTGTTGCGAAAATTCCATTCTATCGATAAGTTTCAATGCACCACCACTTAATCTATCTACTGCAACAAAACCTTCTGGACCAGTAACTTTGAAACCATCTTCAGTATTTACAAAAGTACTTACTGAAGATTTTATAGATTCTAATTTTCTGACTATCATTATCTTGGCGTCTACAATTAAGTTCATTAAGTCAAAAATTGCCGCAAGTTGAGATGCACTACTTCTGTAAAATCTAATCAGTTCAGATTTTTCTGCGATTCTTTTTTTCCTCGTATCTTCTTTCTTTGCAGCAAGAATTTCTTTATTCAACCTATCTTCTACCCAACGAATCAATTCTGTAACATGTGTTCGAGTGTTAGTTATTTTTTGACCTGCTCTGACTTTCGTATTATTAAATGTTTTAATTTGTGTATTTAAGTACCAGAGGCATCAACAAATGAAGCATCTCTAAACCAAACATCTTTAGTTTGTTTTAAATTACCAATATCAATATTAAAAGAGGCCTTCAATGTATCCATGGTTCTACCAGAATACGATGTATGAAACACGATACCCATTTGAGCTGCCATCATTTTTGAAGCCATAACAGAATCAGTAGGCACAGCATAAACAATTGTATTAGGCTGAAATGTAATATATGATTCGCCGTCTATACTTTGTTTTTGTATATCACCTTTAGTGAATAACATGTCACCTTGTAATATACCTTTAATTTCTAACTTTGAAAGAAAAGCAAGTGCTGTTTTTAATTTTTCATTTAGTCCTCCACCAGGATGATTCTTATCAATATCATCATCAGTATAATTTAATTTACCTTCTTTATTAAAAACTGATTTTGTGCCGACGAAAAACTTTCCATTTTCTGGATTAGTACCACAAATTACAGCAGGAGCACCATCCCATTTTGTAGTAACATTCACTTTGGATTGAGAATGACCTGCTAACATATCACGCAATGCACGGAGAAAATCAATTGACTCTCTTGCACCTTTTATGCCTCTGTTTAATACATTATCTTCTAAATGTTCTAAGTGAAGGTTAGCTCCTTCTTTCTTAGATTCGGTTAAATATTCTGAGAATTTCATTAGCTATACTTTATAAAAATACTACTGTTCTTAGTTGCTGATGATCCATATTCAAACAACCATTTAACAACTTCATTTTCTTTTTTTTCGTTTATAATGGTATAAACATAATGTATGCCTAAAAATTTTGACATCCACCAAGTCTTATCTTTCTTTTGACAAATCATAGCTTCAGTCATTAAATCTTTTACTGATTTTTTACTTTTACTTAATTCTTTAAACATTGTAGCAAATTCTTTTAGAATCTTATCATTAGGTTTTTCAATATGAGTACCGAAAGACGAAGGTATCATTAGTTTAGTTCTTGGTATCCCAGATTCTAATGCAGCAGTCATTACAATGCCACCACCAATTTTTCCACCTGCTGCTGTTTTACCTTTAATTTCTCCTTGCCAAGAACTTGTAACCGGACGACTTGAGAAATTTCTAAGTTGTATTTCACCTTCTTTACCTTCTGATTTATATTTCAGATATATGTCTTTTGAACTAAACATATCATCACTAATTTTGTACCCATTCCATTCTGCGATGAGAGGTTTACCATCATTAAATATTTTAGAATGTGCATCACCTTTTGGTACCAACTTCAAAGAAATTCCAATTAGATTCTTATGTGCAAATTCATCATAGATATATCGATTATAGTCTCTAAGTGTTGACCAGTCTTTTTCAAATTTAAATCCTTTTTTTGCCATCCAAATGTCAGCAGGATTCCATTTATCATCTCCAGATAAACCACTTTCTTTTCTAAATTTTCCGAACTCTTTATAAATGTCGCCGACTAATTTTCCACCACGGTAAAACATATATTTACCTTGAGGTTTGACATCTTTAAAAATTTCATTGGCTGTAGTTATGACACTGTGATACCAATTTGCATTTAAACCTTTTAAACATTTATCCAATGGTCTATCACACTCAGCATCACCAATTGTTTTATTAGTTATTTCTGTAACATCGGTTAGTGGTTTACCAATGAATTGTCTCGTAGCACATGCATAAGCTTGTAAACTCTCCGCGAGAGCTGTAATCTCTGCACCTGCACCTGAAATTCCATCAGCCATCTAATACTCCTAGTAGTTTTAGGAGTATTTATCCTAACACGGTTACCGAATGATGTCAATCTCTTTTTCGCCTGTCCAGACCTCTATTTTAGTTGTTTTTCCATTAACATAATCAACCATATTACTGAAGCCATAATCTGAAACATAATATCGTTTCTGTTCATTCAGATTCTTTGCATTTTCAATCGTTCGTTTAAACTTATCACCTTCTGGTGTTCCTCTTAGAGAAACGTTAATGAGTGATACCATGGCGTTTGATATTTTCAACTTTCGACTTGATGCACCTTCTGGTGCCAGTGGTTCACCAATAATATTTTCGATATACTCTTTCAGGTTAGTATATGTCTCACCATGTAACATCGGAAGAAAATCACTATCTGTTAAACCTTTATGACGAATGAGTGGTTTCATACCATCATATTGAGAGACTGCTTTTGTAGAGCCATACAAACTTGTTGTTTCAAATAAACAAGTTGTCATATTATATTTCTTGTCCAACATTTCACGAACTTCATGTGTTGTACATATCGCAGCCATCAACTTACCACCAAGATAATTATAACCAAATGGCTGTGCTGGCACAATTACAAAACCCATAATAGCACAACGATTAAACATCTGTGCGCCACCATCAATTTGTGTGAACACTTGACCCAACATTTCATTTCTCGGTTTACAGTTAATCACTGGTGAACCAAGGCGAATGAAACCAACCCACTTATTTGTTTTCTTTTCCAACACAGCAAGTCTCAAACAACGGCCAGGTATACTAGTCATATTTGAATGAGAAGAAATCATATTCAAATAAATGTCCCACCTTTCTTGTGGCAATTCCATCACTTCGAATTCCATATCAGCAGGAGACATATTGAAGTCTGTAAACAAATCTTCTTCAGGTCCCATACCAGGCAAAACAAATGGCCTTTCGGCCATTGAATTTAATTTCTGTTCTCGCATGTACTCATCAATTCTGGAAAACCGATCAAAGTAGTCCGAGAAAACACTCGCACAATAAACAGCTTGTTCTTTAGTTAGATTCATTTTTAATTTATCAAATGTTGTGACAATACCATCAAACTTAACCAAGACCACATGGTATTAAAGGCAACTAATGTTGGTAGTAATTTTTTGTTGCTAGCCCAAATCAAAGTTAAACTTGTAAGTAATGTGAAAAAATAAAGCCACCATATTTGAATGCCAAATATGAGTCCTGGAATAATAATGATTGCTTTTGTAAACCAACTGGCGAATTCTACAATATTGTAGTTTGTCCAATATTCTTTCGTAAGCCACATTCTATAACAGTCTTTTATATTTTTAAATCCTGCATGATGATAAACTATTGCAACTAGAACGATAGTTGTTGAACAAGCAAAAAGTATTTGGTCGAGCGACATTATTTTCATACTTTTAAACCACCGAAATTTTTATTAAATTTACTTTCACGATTACCAAATGTGTTTAATGGAGGACTATCATCAGGTTGTCCGGAATCAGCAAGACCACTTTGTGCATCAGGTTCAGCATCATACAATTTCATTTTCGATCTATCAATACCAATAACAAATCGTTTAAATGAATTCGGATCACCATAACGATTCTTCAATTGCTTCACCATAATTTGATTTAATTGTTCTAGTTCTTCTGTACTGATAAGTGCAAACATAAAGTCAGCAGTAGCAGGCAGACCAAAAGACTCTGAAGTATCTTCAAGACCAGGATCGGTGTTTGTAAAACCAGAACGAGTTGTTTGTGTCGCAGAAACAATTGGCACAGCAAACTCAACAGCAAGACCTCTTAGTTCTTCAGCAATCGCTTTGATATAAGAATAACTGTTTACATTTGCACCAGGTTTAATTCTGGATGATGCACAAATATTCAGATAATCAATAAAGACAATATCTGGTTTAAAACTCTTTTTCAAATGAAGTTCATTCAACAAGGCTCTGAAGTGCAACGATGATGCAGCTGCCGTTGGATATTCTTTGATAATTAATTTACCATTGAGTTTGGTTTTTAGATGATTAAACTTTCTTTCATAATCATCCTTCGTCATTGTCTTTAGTTCATCCATACTGACATTCAAAAGATTCGCATCAATACGTTCAGCAATCTTTTCTTCAGCCATTTCAAGTGTAATGTACAATACATTTTTACCTTGAGATAAACAAGAAGCCGCAACGTGACACATAAACAAAGATTTACCAACACCAGTACCAGCAAGTGCAATGTTAAGAGTTTTGATTGGAAGACCACCTTTAGTGATCTTGTTGAACAGGTCTAGATCAAATGGTAACTTTGTCTCTTGTTTATGATAGAAATCAAATCGAGCATCAGAATCATTTACATAATCGTGACCAATATGATTATCAAAAGAAACTGCCAATGCATCACTTAGAAGTTTTGGTATCTCACCTTTTGATTTGTTATCTTCACCATTTTTATCAAGAATAGAAACAGAGTTCATGATTGCATTATAGATGGCTTTATCTTGACAAAACTTTTCAGTCTGATCAATCAACCAATCCATTTCCGACTTTTCATTCTTATCACTATTCAACTCACGAAGCAAATCAACACAACCATTCACTTCAACTTGTGTGAGTTTTTTTGATTCGGTAAAATCAATTAAAAGAGATTCATATGTTGGAAGATTTTTGTATTCTTCAACATACGTTTTTATTTCTCTGAAAAATTTGCGTTGATTATTTTCGGAGAAATATTCATCTTTAATGAACGGCAATACTTTTCTTGTATAGTCCTCATTGAAAATCAAGTTCTTCAGAATGACGTTTTCTAGTTGTTTCAAGTTTTTTTGCCTCAATTAAAAGATAGTCTTGGAGTATATCACCTATTATTATAACAAATTCTTGATTGTCTGTCAAGTGTTCTTCGGTAAAATTTGCGAATTCAATCACATGGTAATTGAATTTTAACCTCGCAAAACCCTCATCTTCAAAGAATTGGGTTTGCGAGTAGGTGACAGTTACATTTTGATATTTACCACTGAGTATGGTAAAATAGGTGTTTTCATCTCGGTAATCTACCGAGTACTCAGGCCGCTTCGTCTGATTGGAATTCAGGAGATTCGTTATCATCTCCCAAAATGCTGCTATAAGTGATTTCATATCTCTTTCTCACATATTCTTTAAAGGATTCATTCGTAAGAATATCAGACCAAAATTCTCTTGTCTGTGTATCTGCAAATCGAACTTTGTCCATTATTTCACCAGTTTCTCGGTCAACTTTTGCATACCAACCATTTGAAGGTTTAGCAACAAAATTTCCTTCAAGTGCAATGTCAAGTAGACCAGAATATTTTTGAATACCACCATCGAAAGAAACAGTAATTGGAATCTTAGATTTTTCACGAACATATCTGGACTTTTCAATGTTGATGATAAAGTTATATCCAGTAATTTCTGTTCCGGTTTTTTCTTGCTGGCGACCAAGAATCCAAATTGTATCGGCTGAGTAGTAAGAACCTGTACCACCACCAACAATGTCTTTCGGGAACATACCAATTTCTTTGTATGTATGATTGACAACAACCATAGGGATATCTTTGATTGTTAAATGTGGTGTTATCATTCTAAACAAAGATTTCATTTGTTTAGCTCTAGTCATATCAGCAACAGATTTGCCTTCTAAAGAATCTTCAATTTCTTTTTTAGATGCCAAGTTGCCGATAGAGTCAAGAATAATAATGACTCTATCACCCTTAGTAATACTTTGCAATTGATTCATAATATCATGTTTCAATTCTTCAACGTCAGTGATAGGTGTGTGTAGAACTCTGTCTGTGTCAATGTTGAAGGTTTCAAAATATTTTTGTGGTGTACCGAATTCAGAGTCGTAAAAAAGTACAACAGCATCTTCATATTTTTTCATATAAGCTGATGCCATTAATAATGCAAATGCTGTCTTAAAGTGTTTCGATGGTCCAGCAAACATCGTAAGACCTGGTGTTAGTCCACCATCAAGTGAACCCGAAAGTGCCACATTAATCATTGGCACTTCAGTGCGAATCATATCTTTTTCTGTAAAAAACTCAGACTTCGCAAGAATGGAAGTCTCTTTTATCGTTGAACTTTTCTTCAATTTTTCCAATAAACTCATGGCATTTCTCCAATATTAACAATCTTTGATTTAGGTATTACTTCATTATCATCTTTAGTAAACAATTCTACACTAGGTGCTGTCGAATTGTCAATCTTTTTCTTTTTAATTGCCTTTTTGCTTTCAGTAGGAGTTTCTTTATTCTCTTTTAATTTTCTATACGTTTGATTTGAAGCTACCAAAAGAAGAATTGCAAGAGGATCAAAAACAACAATAATGATCATTATAACTGCACGTACAGCTTTATCTATGAAATTTGGATCATCTTTTGTGTATAAAGCCTCGGCAATATACTTGATGGGACCAATTTCTGCCGCTAACTTATTTTCTTCTGAAAGTAAAGGCAATTTCTTTTCGTTGATTTCTTTTAATTCTTGTTGAGCTTCCTGTATTTGTTTATCAATTTTTCTTGATGCTGTTGCAGGATCACCAGCTCTTTTAAGTAAGTAATCAAGCCGTTCTTTAACAATGTTTTCTTGTTGTTGTAATGTTTTCAGTTGAACTGTATTCGCACCTAAAACAACATTCGTTTCCAAATGTGCCTTCGATAGGTAACCAAAAATGCCCATCGAGGTGATCAACATCAACAATAAAACTGCAACAAAAAAATAATAACGCATTAAACGTATAGTTTCGTTCCAGTTATTATACAACCAAGAAACAGTTACTAATTTTGCCAATTCTAAAGTTGACCCCATGATGACGATAGGCCAAAACGAACCTGGAAATATTTGAGCCAATCCTATTACAGAATAATAGGCAGCAACACCAGATAAGGCTATTGCTGTTAGAAATGGAAAAATTACTTGTAACATTATCCAAAGAAACTTTCTATAGAATTTTGTTTTTCGACTTGCCAACTCAAACAATCTAAAATAACTTTGACGGGTTCGACAAACGCTTTATTAAACTGTGTTTCATAATCAATATAGTCATCCAAATTAAATTCTTTTGGTAATCTACCAGGATAAGAAATCACATCTTCTTTAAAATGATTTGGCACTTTTAGATAGGTAAATTTGAGTTTCTCACCTTCTTGTATCAAAGGATACTTTTTAACCAAATCATATTGTTTCAGATAGTGATTGTAAAGAATTGCACCACGAACATGAATAGGTGTACCTTTCTTATACATCATAACAGAATCGGAGTATTCAGTCAAGCCATTCAAACCTCTAGGAAAAGAAATATCTTCAGGTGGTAACTTTTTGAATTGTTCTCTGAAGTTTAAAATAAACTCCTGAACATCTGTTTCTGTTCCCTTCATCATCAACTGAATAACTTCTTTCATCTTCTCACGAATCGCAGCAGGCGTAGATGATTTGACCATCTCAAGACCCATCACTTTGATTTGTGGTTCTTTATATTGAACACCTTCGTTGTTGTACACATTCAGAATGTATCGTTTCTTTGCGGTCCAGATTCCTTTGTCAGAAAGTCCTTCACGTTTCATTTGCATTTTTTGGGAGTACGCATGAACATACGCAGCAAGGTCTTGATAGCTCTTATCAATAAAAGGTTGTATTTTCTGTTCGCAGACTTTATCCATGAAGGAGATGATTGCATTAGGATCCGATTTATCTTTATACACCGTATTAACAAGCTCACCAAGGCGGAGATAAATCGAATCTGTATCTGAGGCGATAACGTAATCTTCATTGTTCGTTTTTAATAATTTATTCAAGTAACCATTTAATGCTTTTTCAATCCAACGAATACTTAGTTGACCAGCCGTGGTGACACCCAAGGCCATACGCAAATCATAAAACCGAAAATATTGAGAACCCAAAGCACCATAAGCACTATTGAGTGATACCTTTTTAGCTAACTGTAGATTATCGTATCTAGCAACAAGGTTTTTAATTTCACGTTTCTTAGATTCATCAGTTTCATTTTCATAATCTTGTTTTGATTTCAACATCAACTTTTTAAATTTCTTTCGATCTTCATACATTTCTTCCAACATCATTAATTAAACGATCAACTGTCACAACTTGTCCTAAAACACCACGCATTTCATCTGTGTATTCTTCAGGATCAATCAATGTTTCAGGTGAAATGTTATACTGCATCATCAAATGCGGATACAGAGAATTCAAATCGAATGATGCGACCCAATCATGTGCGCCAACTTGTGGTTCTTTTACATATGCACCTTCAAAAGCTTCAGTTTTATTTTTTATAATTTTTGGTGGTACAATAATATTTTTCTCAAACAAGTAAGAATAGATTAGAGAATCCCACATTCTTGTTTGTGCAAAGATATCTTCATAGTTTGTTTTTGTGTCATATGCCAAAGTCAAACCAAGTTCAATCAATTTCAATTTGTTTTCAAGTTCAATGACAAGTTCAACGTCAACAATGTTATACTCAATAAACTTTTGGAAGTTTAAACGATAAAGTTGGTGAAGATTATCATACTCCGAATAATCAATCTTCTTCTTACCAAGTTCTACGTGAGCAATATTATCAAGGCGATATGATTCTTGTGATTTTCCACCAGGCGCATACCACTTGTATAGTTCAATGTAGTCGAGTACAGCTATACCTGTTAGATCGTAAGAGGTCACATTT